ATAGTCTTGGCTTGCTTACGAGGTATCTTTGCCATCTCTGCAACCATCGTATGGAAATCCATATCGGGGTTTGTGACGTAACCTTGGACAAATTCGTTAACTGACTTGAGCTCGTTGCCTAATGATCTGCCGTAAGCGTTAGCATAATGGACCAAGATCCGTGGTTCTTGTTGCGAGTAGTCTAAACTACACCACTTTTCGCCTTCTTCAGGTAGAAACAGGGAGCGAATCATCGGACCAAGCTCAGGATCACGAGCCGGTATCTGCTGTAGGTTAGGGTTATTCATGCTGATTCGCCCTGATACGGTGCCACCATCGTCGGACCTGATCTGATTTATGTGGCCATGTATGCGCCCTTGGGGTGTGGTGTACTTCATAATGGTGCTGATAAATGTCCCGTGGGTCTTGTTTAGCTCACGACAGCGCAAGATTAACTTAGGTAGCTCGTGTGTATGCTCGGATAGGAACGCTTTGGTAAAGCTTGGTGCTCCTTTTTCAGTTTTAGGATAGGGCAAGCTGACGCTATCGAAAGCTTTGGCAAGTGATTGAGCCGCCCACACTTCTACGTTTTCGTTAGTCAGGTCCTTGATGCGCTTATGTACAGCTTTCTCTTCTTTGAGCAGATAATCTCTGGTGCGCTCAACACGGTCTGTATCTACACGAACACCGCGCCATGTCATATCAATCAGGACCGGCAAGACTTTCAGCTCCAGATCGACGACGGTTTGTATGTCTTCTTGAATCATAAGGTTCTTAAAACAACTCCATAATTCGAGAGTAAGCACAGCATCAGTTTCTGCATATGGGCCTACATACATAGACGGTAGTTTCCAAAGCTCGCCCTTGGGGTCTACACCAAACTCGACTGCTGCTTCGGTCAACCCCTTCTCGGACTTGGTTTTATTGAGGTAGTCGTAGGCTAGTGCGTTCAGGCTGAAGCTGAAGCGGTTCTCATCAAGCAGTGATGCAATGACCATAGTATCAATGATACGGCCGTTGATTGTAAAACCCGTGCGCCGTAGCCAACCGGCATCGTATTGTGCGTTGTGCATAATCTTATCAGCTGGGCACTCACAGACTTTTTTCATCCAGTTGTTGACTATACGCTCGTCAAGATTACCACCGCCCATATGCTTGATTGGTAGGTAGCCTTTCCAATATTCGGTAGCTACAGCGTAGCCGACAATCTCGCCGTTGCCAGTGGGCCATCCGGGGCCGCTCTGTTTAATATCAGGGTCTCTGGTCTCAACGTCTATAGCTATTGTAGTAGCGCCGGTTATGTCAGGTAGTTCGTGTGGTGGAATCCATTCTGACTTCGGTGTGAACATCGCCATCTGAAGTGTCATGTTGTACCTCTATAAGTTTGTTAAGGTACCACTGCGCTTTCTTTAAATCTTGGATACCGTTTTTGTGTCTATAACGCGCTAAGTATTTGAGTATATTACCTTCCAGATAATAATGAAAGCCCTCAGCTGTAATAGATTCAATTATGTCTATGGTTTCGACTGAGCTGTTTGTGTAATGCTCAGGATGGTTTACCATGTCTTTCATCTCTTCCTCCTTCAATCTCATCTTCATGTACTCTAAGTGTCTCACTATCATACCTCATAATCTAGTAACAGCTCTTCGCCTTCAGCTATGGCTCGTTTCGTTATTATATTAAATATAAGATAGTCATCCCAGTCTTGTGTGCAATCTAAAACACAGTTTGGTTTTTCTGAATGATTAATAAAACCACCAAGCGGTGTTCTGATATATGTAAGTATCATAGGCACTTTGATGTGTGTTGCCCCAAGGTCCGTGTTTTTCTTTATGTTTTGCGAGGCAAATATACCATGCCCATGCACTGAACTTTCTTTGATACACACTTCGTCAGGCAAAGGGTTGTAGTAAAATCTATTATACTTGATTTTCATATGTAGTAACTCCTATTGTTGTCCTCTGGTTCTATGATGTATAGATTTTGTTTAGCTCGCGTGACGGCGACGTAAAACACTCTGTGAACATCGTCGTTGCCTACACGAAAAGCCTCGTCAGCCGCGGGTGACAGGTCTGTAAACAAGACGACATTATCAGCTTCTCCGCCTTTGGCACCGTGTATCGTGGACACAGTAATGCGAGGCTCTGCATTGAACTTCTCTCCTCGTCTCAACAGCGCTGTTATGTAGACACGCTGTTCTTCAGGCAATCTATCAAGCGCCTTATGCCATATCAGCTCATCGCCGACTAGCAAACCGCACTGCTCTTGCAAGAACGTCATGTCCAGTAATACATCACTATCTAATCCAGACAGCTTTTTAAATCCACGCTTGACCCGTGTGCCGGTGCTCATGTAGCTGTAGACGTCACGAGCCGCTTCAAGTGTAATGGACCGTCCCTTACGGAGCTGTTCCCAGCCATTCACTGCTGAAGATATTCTAGCCGAGATAGACCTGTGGCCTTTGTGCGTATAGAGTAATCCCAGAGACTTCAAGGTCTCAGCGACTGGGTTCAGTATGTAACCGGCCTGAGCCATGATGAGCCACTGACCTTCAGATAAATCAAGATCATCTATACGGGCTATATGTTTAACGGAGCCTACTTCATCTTTGGGTTGATAGCGCTTTGGGTATCTATGTTTTATTCTGCCGACTATCTGTTCTGCTACGGCGTGTATTGATTTAGGTACACGAAATGATTGTGACAGGGTTTCGCTTGAGCCATCCAGAGCTATAAAATGTTCTACGTCAGCTCCGGCCCATCTATATATGGCTTGGTCATCATCCCCAGCTGCAAACATAAACTGCGACTTCTTATCCAAAGCATGGGCTATGTCCCACTGTAAAGGGCTAAGGTCCTGTGCTTCATCTAGGAAAGTAACCTGAAATGTGGGACAGCATTGATCTGCTGTGTCAATGAAGCTCTGGAGCATATCTGTAAAGTCATATAGATTGTTTTTGAGCTTGTATTCTTTGTAGCACTGATGGACATAATTAACGGTGTTCCAGTCATACTCTATGTATGTTTCATTGTAGAGCTGTCTTATGTCTACTTTCTTGAGCCGTGCTAAGTTGATTGTGTTAAGTATAGGATGATCGTTGCTTTGTATCTCTTGTATCTCTGCATCTAGTGACGGCGATTTGCTGAGGCTAATACCAATCTTCTTGGATAGCTCCTGATAGTGTACGCCTGACATGACTTGTTCTGTCCTTATTTCAGTCATGGACAGCGCCAGTGAGTGTAAGGTTCTGAAGAAACAAAGATCTTCGTCTGGATCGAGGTCGAAACGCTTGGCGGCTCTTTCTTTTGCCTCGTTAGCCGCTTTCTTTGTGAAGGCAAGGAACGCTATGTGGTTAGGGTTCGTGCCCTTTTGTAGCTGTTCGTCTACCATATTGAGTAGCGTGGTTGTCTTGCCCGTGCCGGGTGGTCCAAAGATTCTGAACATTAGTTGTCGTTAGCGGACTGGTCGAAGCCAAGCTCCTCTAAGAACTCATCTATCTTCTGGTCAGATGGTATCTCATGCACAAATATAGGTGTGGTTTCTCCTACCCATGCACCGACTACGTTGTAATCCATCCATTCGATAGCCTCTTCGTGGGTCATACCGTCTCGTTTCATAAATATATCTACACATTTATTATAACTATAGATTAAAACTTCAGGCATATTGATACGGCTACCTACACCTATGATTGCATCTTCAAGGCCATTAGCCTTAACTAGTCTTTCGTCTGTCATTAAAAAGGCTCCTTTTCTTTTGGACCCATATCGGGTGTATTAAATTGATGATCCATGTTATGGTAGGATGGTATTGCCCAAACGCGAACGGAACGGTTACTTATTTTCATAACCAAACTGGACCCATTTATATCCCGTAAGCGCTGGGCAATCTTGTGAGACTTGTAATCAAAGAACTTATTCTTTTTAAGAAAGTTCTCAAAATCACGAAGCCGAAAGTAGGTTAAGTTAGCCTCTTCGTCTGTCCAAGGCCGTCTTAACAATATCTCTTCTCTTTCCTGTGCTTGCTGTAGATGACTACAGAACTCTTCTAGGTAATCATAGAACTGACCACTAGTGCTTGCATCTTCTGCAACTTCTATGATAGCCGCTTCATTTTCTTTCATCTCTGTCATTAGCGCACCGATACGAGCCTCCCACACTTGCTTGCTTACTGTTCTTGGCATGAAGTTCAGCTGTTCAAGACAAGCTTTCTGAAATGTAGGTTGTGATAGTAACGCTTCTGTATCGAGCTCCAAAGGCTCTCCACTTACATCCATAAACCACACGGGTGGTATGGAGTTGTACTTTCTAAGGTTAGCTATGGTTGCGCCTTGTACCGCTGACCCCACGCCGTGCATCCTAGTTCTACACAACTCTTTATTACAGTGTGCATTGATAGGTGCATCGTTGCATTTGTAGGCATAATCTTTCTTCTTAGCTTGGTTAGCTACTATGTTGACTTCTGATAAAGGAAGCGGTGGGTCTAAAAATGTCATATTGTATGTAAGTATTTCTGTCTCCCAGCTGTCTGGATATGCTTTACGCAGATACACTGCGATATTAAATAATCCATTGTTGCGTCCACCCTCACTTATCTTACTGGCACATAGCGTCTGTAAGCATGGTGGTCCGTCTTTTATAGTTGTGTCAGGTGTTTCTTCTATCTGTAACGATACAATCTGCTCGATAGTCTGCTTATACTGCTCATACAGCGCTATAAACTCTTCAAGAGTAGCAGAAGTGCCATCGTCCTTGATACCGTACCTAAGACCGCCTTCAGCATCGTAATACGGTAGGTTAAGAAAATTACCTACGTCTCCTCTATCGAGATGCAGTTTTATCTGTTTTGGAAATATCTCGCTTTGGCCATAACCGAGAGATGCGGATATGTGTTGTAATGTCTGTTGCATATCTTTGGCATCAATCCAGTCAGTGCAGAACAAGAAACAATGTGCGCCACCACTCTTTGATCTACACACAACCAGAGGTAGTTTCATCTTTCTGATCTTCTGTACTAACACATTGTGGTCTAGTGGATACATATCTATATCTATGCACCCCCACTTACACTGTGAGTTAGCGTTGATCGGAATGATACCGAGAGAGTCGCCTTTGCCTGACAGATGACCCAACCAATGATCCTTAGTCCGTACTTCCCTTACTAGGGACGCTCTTCCAGACTTTTTACCATTGGTCTGGGTCTTATCTATCTTATACGTTCCGAAGGCTTCTTCCAGTCCATCAAATATTGAACTAAAAGTTTCCCACATGACTAGAACGGTATATCTTTCTGCAATGGTTCATCAGCCGGTTGCTGAGTTTCAGCTTGCGGTTCAGTTACTGGAGTGTCTTGGTTTTCTTGCTCGTGCTTAACTTCAACAGCTCCTTTCTCTATAGACATAGCAAAAGCTTTAGCTTCGTTGTAGACATTGATGTTAGATAATTCTTTTTCTAACTTAGCCTCCCATACGGCATAGCTTGCTTTAGCATTGCTTTCCATCACAGTATAAAGTTTATAAAGATACAAAAACCTTGGTGGTTGAAAAGTAGAACCATCAGCTCTTTGCTTACGTCTGGTTTGGATTAACATATTCCACTGACGGCTTTTCTTTAGTGATGTGCTTTTCATAGCAATCATCACAGCGTCTGTGGTGCCATCTTCTTTGCAGACAAGGACATAATGTTGGTGTGTCTCTTCAATGTAGTGACCAGAACCATCAAGTAAATAATCTTTATTATCGCCTTGATCTTTCTTTATCCTATCTGTTTTTGGACAGTCAGATGCTTTGTCGTAGATTGCAATCGGTGCTTTTTGATCGTCGCCAAGTGCGGACCAATGAATGAAACGTCTTTGAAAGTGACACGGTATTACTAACACACCTTCTGTTCCATTGTATATTTCACCAGTTACAGTATTATACATATCGCCTTTCAATGCACCTCTGTTTGCATCTAATACGGCAGGCGATAAGTTAGTTTTTAGAAAAGGAATACCAAGTACGTCCTGATCTATTTCTGAATTACCAAGACCTGAGTCATTCTCAAATATTGATTGATCTATACCAACAACCTTTGCTGGTTTCTTTTTAGCTACATTCGACATTATTTACTCCTTGTGATTTTAGCTCTTCGACCTGTCCATGCACCAAACACAGACGGAATAGAATTACCAGCCTCTGTCTGTTCTTTTACCCAAGAACGCAGTGTCATGTTATGGATCTGTTCTTTTTGATTAACATTTAACCCTTTAGCTAAAGCTGTTTCATAAAAATCCTTAGCTAGATTGTCTTCGCCCATACCAAACTCTGCGGCTATAGAGTTCTTAATAAGATCTCCAAAACCATTATCTCTGAGCCATTGATGTGCTTCAGGTCTATCGTCAACCTTGATTGTGCCCCCGTATGTTGGGGTTATATTTATTTTTGAACCATCTGATAACGTAAAGCTTTCAAGATTGATCTCTTCCATTAACATAGGCAAATCTTCATCTGTCATTTTAAGCAGATCTTTTTTAGCCTGTTTGAGTTTCTCCTCAAGCTGGAATACTTCATCTTCTTTTTGCTTAATATTTTCAGCTGTCTCAGCTACGCTACTAAGTTTATCTGTAGAAAGATCACTTAGATCGCCGAGGCTTTGTGCATCCGCCTCTACTTGTTGCATTAAATCACTCATAACATCTCCTTTCGTGTTTCGTGATTAAAGACTTTTATTATTGTCTTGATATAAGAATATAAAAGGTTTATCTTATATGTCAAGCACGGAGATAAAAAATGTATATCTATAAGACAAAACCATTCAAGCATCAGGAAGAAATCATTGATGACAGTTGGAAAAGACCATACTACGCCTTGTTTATGGAGATGGGCTTAGGTAAATCAAAAGTTATTATTGATACGATTGGCAAGCTTAAATTAGAAGGCGAAATAGATTCTGCACTGATAATTGCACCCAAGGGTGTGTACGATAACTGGGTAAAACAAGAGATACCGAATCACTTACCTGACGAGATAGAAAGGTTCGTGGTGCGTTGGCAACCAAGCAAGGCTAAGAAGTTTCAGGACGATATGCAAAAGGTTGTGTTTCATACTATGGCCGGTGTTAAGTTTCTAATTATGAATATAGAGGCTTTCAGCTCAGACAGGGGCAAGAAGGCGGCTTACTATTTCTTACGAAAGAACGAAGACAACATCATGGTTATAGATGAAAGCACAACTATTAAGAATAGAAAAGCTAATAGAACCAAGAACATATTACAAATCAGTAAGTACGCTAAATACAAGCGTATACTTACAGGATCGCCTGTAACTAAATCGCCAATGGATTTGTTTTCTCAGTGCGGTTTTTTAGATCCCATGGCTCTTGGTCAGTCTAGCTATTTTGCTTTTCAGAACAGATATGCAGTTGTACAGCGCAAAACCTTTGGTAGCCGTAGCTTCAACGACATAGTAGGCTATAGAAGATTAGATGAGCTGAACGGCATACTTACAGGGTTTTCTGCTAGGACATTAAAGAAGGACTGTCTGGATTTACCTGACAAGATTTATGTAAAAAGAAACGTCGCTTTGACTAGTGAGCAGACTACGATTTATGAGCAAATGAGGCGATTCGCACTGGCACAACTAGAGCGTGGCGAGCTTGCAACAACAGCCAGTGTGTTAACTCAGCTTATGCGCTTACAGCAGATATGTTGTGGTTATCTTGAAAGCGACGAAGGTCGTTTGCAAGTTCTTGATAACAATAGAATTACTGAGCTGATGAACGTCGTAGAAGAGAACTCAGGCAAAGCTATTATATGGTGTAATTATGTGTACGGCATACAAGAGATAATAAAAAATCTTACGGCTGTTTATGGTGCTGATTCGGTAGCCGCGTATTATGGTGCGACTAAGCAAGAAGACAGGCAAAATATTGTTAAACGCTTTGAAGACCCAGACAGCCCGTTGCGGTTCTTTGTTGGTCATCCAAAGACTGGTGGCTATGGTATTACACTGAACGAGGCAAGCACTGTTATATATTATAGTAACAGCTATGACTTGGAGAGCCGGTTACAGTCTGAAGACAGGGCACATAGAATAGGTCAAAAGAAATCAGTGACTTACGTCGATTTAATTGCACCTGATACCATAGATGAGAAGATAGTAGAAGCTCTGCGTAATAAAATAAACTTAGCTGACCAAGTATTAAACGAGGAGACTAAGAACTGGTTAAGGTAACAAACCTTTTCTGTAGCCGTTCTGTCTGTCATAGGTTAGTGTTTCTTTACGCCCGTCTGGTACATATGAGCAGTGTATCCAACCTGTGTTGCCACCTGTGTAACATTCCAAGATAAGCTGATCGAAGGGTAAGTTTTCTTCTATCCAAGATGCTAGTTTGTAGTTGTCTACACCGGCTACCTCAAAGTCAGCTGCTTCACCTTTTGCGTGTTGGCTGGTGGATTTTGAGCCAATCTCCTGACAAAGAGCAACAGACCGGAACCCACTTGAAACTATAAAGGAGCCCCATTCATCTCGCACTGGCTGCAAGATGTTTTCAGCTAAGGCAGTAAGGTTATATATATGATCTGCGTTAGGTGTATTGTCTATACCCTTACGTTCAGCCGTCTGGCTTTTAGTTAGTTCAAGCAATGAAAAGTTTTTACTAAGTTGCATGTTATGATCCGAATAATCTATATCTGTTTGGATCTACTTGGTAAATGTCCATAGGGTTTATTATTTTTTTAGCTTCTTGAAACTCTTGTCTTGGTCTCAAAGTCTGAATACCAGATTCACTTTCGCCACCCATATTATTGTTCCTATCATCTACACCCTTTCCAGAATATCCTGTGGTCGTGATTCCGCCCATGTTTGCTCCTATCATCGACATAAGACTGCCTATTCCGGGTATTGACATACCGGGCCCGCCTTTTCCTGTGACAGATGTAATATTACCTGTGGTAGGATCTATAGAAAATTCTGGCTGGTAACCTTTTGATAAAGAAGATCTAGCGTGTCGGTTCATAGCATTTTTCATTAAACCAAATAAACCATAAGGAACATTTTTTACAGGAGCGTAGGTTACAGACCCTTGCATATTTTCTAAACCCGATACACCTTTAGATAAGCCACTCATCACATCCGCCATAGCTGCGATGCTGTCATCTAAGCCTATATTAGTAGAACCTACGCTAGAAGGACCATAGCCCCCAATTCCACCAGTTCCGCTCATTCCTGTAGGTGACGTATCAGCCATTGCGTCAGAAATGCTGCCACTATATCCCGTGTCTCCTCCATAACTAGGATTATCGCTAGGATCATCACTCTGATCCGCACCGGGTTGACTGGCACCATCTGGACCTCCGCCTATGTCAGCAAAACTTGGAATACCCATAGGTCCCGGTGCGCCTGATCCGCCAAGCAACTGTAATATACCGCCTTCTTGTGGCGTGATGTATGCAAGCATGTGAGGCTGACCTTTTATATCAACTTGTCTTGGTGGAACTGCTCCACCCTCAGCCATCAACCTTACAGGCTGCTGTGCATTTATCAATCCAGATATTGGATCATTTGGAAACAGTGATGCGAACTGTTGTCTTTGGTTAGGGTTAGGCGCGGCCTGTGGGGCTGTGCCCACATTAGCCGCGAGGCGGTTGTTCACTCCGCTGGTTGGTACTATTGCCTTTTGGGTGGTGGGAAACCCCTGTCTGGGCAAATCTACCGAACTCTGTTGACCAACACCTTCAAATGTTGGGTCTGTCATGTCTATCTCTTCTTCTTCAATCTCTCTTATGGCAAAAGGCGCTGATCTAAAACTTTCTTTTACAGGCTTACCTATTGTAATGTAACCAGCTTTTGCTAGTATCTTTTTTAACTTACTTGCGATGTTTTGTTTTTGTTGTTGGTCTTTTGTTTTTCTAAGTAAAGTAGCTAGTAATTGTGGGTTTTCCATGACCTCAGTCATTACATCTGTCTTCATGCTTTCAGGTATTGAGTTAAATAAATTACGAAGAGCTTTTGAACCAGCACCAGCTGCCACCAATGCTCCCGGTCCTTGTCCACCAAAAACAGCGCCTTGTAATTTTGTACCTATGGCAGAACCTGTAATTCTAAGGTAAAAATCCATGATTGCTCCTGTGCCCTCAATGACTTCTCCAAGTCTACCGGCACTTTCAGCTGCTTCAAGTTTTACCATTTCAGTTATTAACTTTTTGAAGTTATTTGCTTCACCTTCTTTGATTACATCATTTTTTAGCATAATGTTCATAAGAGTTGTGTTGCGATCTAAAGCATTAGGTATCTTTGTAAATAATGTTTCATACAAAGCTCTAGGACTAAAGGTTTCACTAGTGCCGCCAGCTTTTACAAGGGCTGCATCTAGCATCGAACTTTTTAATCCAGCTAAAGCCTCTGGATTGTCCTTAGCCACTCTAATCATAGACATTAGAGATTTAGTTGGAAATCTTGAGTTTATAGCCTCTACCACAGCTTTTGTAGGGTTTTCGTAACCAGTTAGATTCCTATAAGTTTTTTGCGAGTTAATTACTTTTTGTATTCTTTTGTCTTTATCAACCCATTGATTTAATAGTACATTTGCTTTTCCTGCCTCTTCTAAGTCTGCTTTTAAACCGGGGAAGTTGTCTAAGAGATCTGCGTTTTTTCTATTCCAGTCCTGTAGTTTTTTTACATTAACTGTTCCTGTTTCAGGATCAAAAGCTTCTGCTCTGGCGTTTCTTATAAGTTGATCTAGTGTGCCGTGGATCGTGGCTATTGTCTCGTCAGCCCCTTCGAGTCCCTGATCTTTGGCAAAGGTACCTATGTCTTCTATTTGTGTGATTCTTAAATAACTTGGATCAGCACCGCCTACAAACAACTTTGTGTGAAGTATTTCTGGTGGTATTCGTTCAGCCCCTGTCTTTGCTTTAGATAAGATGTTACCAGCAAAGGCACGAGTATATGTATCATTTAAAGATTTTGAGTAAGCTCTTGCTGTATCAAAAGCTGCGTTTACACCTTCGGGGGCACTATTTAAATCGTCTAAGAGAGCTTCAGCAAAACCATATGCTATTCTAGCTTTGTTTGCCTCTCCAGAAGCTGTTAAAGCTCTACCCTTTGCAAGAGCTAATGAACGCATATCTCTAATTTCATTCACAGTTAGTGGTTTTAATTCATCGGTTGCTTCAGATATAGGAATGTTTGCTTCTTCTATTTTTCTTTTTCTAAGAGTGTTTACTAATTCAAGAGCATCTTTAAAATTTGTTTTTCTTTGATTAAAGGCTCTTTGTCTTTCAGCTGAAGCTTGTCTAGTTGTGCCGCCCCTAAATACATCTGTAGCTTGTATAGGTTGATTGTTTCGTATTGTTGATAAGAGAGTGGTTAATTGACCGGCATCAAGTTCATCGAGCTCTCCAAAATCTAAATCTTTTCTTGCTTGGTCAACTACGTTTAGCACTAGATTATCTGTACGTCGTGGTAAAACACCTCTTGCTTTTATTTGCTCAATAACCTTGTCAAACTCAGCTAAACGATTGGCAGTTTGTCCGGGTGTTACATCTTCCAAACCAAGTTCAATCTTTTTTCTTGCCACGAAATTATTTAATGGACCTAAATCTTTTAAAAACTCTGCATAAGCCTCATTAGTTGTAGGCATATTTCTTTCAAAATATCTTATGAAGTTTGGGGTATCGATAGGATTACCTTCTGTATTTACAAAAGATGTAATCTCTAAATTACCAATATCTCTATATAATCTCTTCTCTTGATTTCTTGCTTCTGCTAAAGCAGAGCCTGTCACCTCAAATAATTTTTCAGATAACTTCTTATTATTTATCGGCCCACCTTTAGTCACCGCTTTGAAAGCCATCAAAACTCTATCTGACTTGAGAGCTAATTGTTCTGCTAAATACCCATCAAATCTAAGTTTTTGTAATTTAGCTGCTTCTTGAATGGCTGTTTTATCACCAGTAGCTACTAAGGCATTTATTAAGTTTCGTATGGCTTTATTTGCTCTAAGATGAGCTTCATTTCTTGTCTTACCCAAACCTCGTGAATCAGAAGCTAAACTTGCTTCTATCGCCATAAGAGTTGGATTACCTGTCTTTTGACCAGCTGTAAGATTAAGATCACCTAATTGTTTTGTAAGAGAGTCGTCATCCAAAGCTGCAATCAAAGCCTCAACATCATCTCCTTGCTCATTTAATATTTCTCTTACTCTTCGCACAGCATCCAACTGTCTTTTCTCTTTACCAAGACCTGCTCCTTGAAACATTTCCTTACGACCCTCAGCAGAAAAAGGTTTTTTAATAGCAGCTTTTATAGTTTCAAAGTTTTTAATTACGCTACCGAAAGCGAGCTGAGGAGCAATACCTCCTGCAATTTCAAAGGGTATCCTCACTACGCCCTCTTCAGGAGCAACACTTTCTGCTGTAAAAGCACCGATTGTGGCACCGGATAAACTCAAACCTTCTAAGAAAGCCATTCTTTTTGGTTTGTCTCTAAATTCTTGACCTGTTTTGTTTAACAAAGTTTCAACACCACTTATTAACTTAGTAGATAAAGGTGGCTTACTTCTCTGTAATCCTGTTTGCGGAGCACCCGTTTTAATTATTTCATCTAAATTTTTAAGGTATGTTGAAGCTCCAAAACTTACGTTTTTTGATATTAAAAACGGCATTGGCAACCACGCTAAACCTCCAGCTGTGGTTCTACCAGCCTCATATGCTGCTCTATGGCTTGGTATTGGTAGAGCTTCATCTCCAAAAACAAAATTAGATAAGTCTTCTCCGGCATCATAACCAGCGAAAGCAGCAAGTGTTCCTGTTACAACAGGCACACCAAATTTTACACCAACTAGTAATGGATTTACGGGCGGTATACCTGATGTAATAGCAGAACCAGCTTTAGCTCCTGCAAAAAAAGCAGCTCCGCTAGGACCAGACTTTAATAATTCACGACCAAATCCTGTAAAAAATCCAACATCTTCTAAGTTAGTAAATTGTTTTAGAATAGCTTCGTCAGTTAATGCCCTTTCATTAGTAGGTATGTTTGCAAGCTCTGGGTCAAGATCAAATAATTTAGCTGTGCCGTCTTTTAATGATGTATAATTAAATAATTCTGGAAATTGTTGACTTATTTCGTCCGTTGCACTTTTTGCAAGAAACGATGTAGCCCCTTCAGGTCCTAAGTCTTTAGTGAAATAACTAGCTTCATCTGCACTAAACTCAATTTCAGGAACCGAGACCACTCCATCTGGAGTAGATATGTCTAACATATTAGCCTC